GTTGGGGATTGCACCCTGCCCGCAACGCCCAGGGCGAGTTTATGGCTGTGCCTGATGGCCATCCTAAGGGCGAATACAAATACACCGAAACCATCAAGCGCCGCAGCGCGGCTGAGCTGAAGACGCTGGCCAAGGGCTACGCCGATCGCAATAACGCTCAACTGTGGCCGCAGGAAAATGGCTACACCGAAAAGCTGCAGTACGCCAAAGAGCAGGTGGCCGCTAACAACAACCTGGCGCAATTTACCAACTTGATCGCTAGGCATGAGGGGCTACTGGCGGCATCGTTCCACAATGATGCCCGCCTAGCGCAGCTTTACAGCGAGATTGAAGCAGCCGGTGAAACCGGCGCTGTTGATTTTGTGATTGGTCAGATGGCAACTGCAGAGTTCCCCGAAGGCTGGGTTAATGGCATCGCAGAATGATGGATTACGTCACCCTCCTCCCTGGATTAGCTCTGCAGCCGGGAAGCCGAATCGGGAGGTGCCGCAAGTGATTATTGTGCAGCGGCCAAGGCCGCCAGCAGGTGGCGCCTACGACACCGACGCGCAGGCCTACATCACGGCGGTCGAGGCGGCCGATGGGCAGAGCCTAGAGACAGCGGTGAAGGACGCTATCGACGCGTTCGTAGTCGGCTGCAAGGCGGACGGCATCTGGAGCGCCATCAAGGCATCTTGCATCCTGGCTGGTGCTCGCACACTGACCGGGGCACTGGTGCCGTTGGTGGGGGCTGCGCCGACAAACAATGGATTCGTGAGCGGTGATTACAACCGCGAAACAGGCCTAGTTGGCAATGGCAGCAGTAAATACTTAGACAGCGGACGCGCCAACAATGCCGACCCGCAAAACAGCCAGCACATGGGGGTTTATGTATCTACGCGGGGCGGCCCTGCCGGTAGCCTCCAGGGCTACATCGGAGATTTGACAAGTGGCCAAAACGGCAGCAGCTATTTGTACGACGAAGTGACAACATCAAGAACCGCCGCGGAGACAACAGGCAGTCTTCCTGTTAATTCGTCATTTCATGGGATCAGCAGAAACGCAAGCAGCAGCTATTTGCGCAGGACAAACGGTACGACAACTACAATTACACTTCTAGCCACAAGCGAAACGCCAACAACCGGAAACATTCATGTTTTTAGGTTGAATAGAACATCAGGCAACTTTCTTTATGGAGCGCACAGGCTTGCCTTTTACTCCATCGGCGAATCGCTCACTCTCGCTTCGCTTGACACCCGGATTACCACTCTCATGTCCGCCTTGTCCGCCGCAATCCCATGACCCACCGCCGCACCCTTCTCCGCCAGGCCACCCCTTCACCCCTGCCTAGCCTGAGCACAATCCCCCACGCCTGCCATGCCGCCTGAGCACGATGTAAGCCACCGCGACATCTATGTTCGCCTGGCAGAGCTTGGAGCAAAAATCGATAGCGTCCTGGCGATCATGGCCGAGCGCAAGGAAGATGTAGCCAGGATCAGCAAGGATGTCGATGCCCTGTTTACCCGCCAACGCCAACTCGAAACCCGCCTGGCGCAGATCGCCGGGGTGGGCCTGGTGCTGGCGGTGCTGGTCCCGGTGGTCGCCACGATGGTGCCGCTGAGGCTGGCAACCCCGAGCCAGATCGAGCGGCTGGAGGGCGGGCGATGAACTGGCTAACCGCTGCCCTGCTGGCCGCCTACATCAGCGTCTGTGAGTTCCGGGCGCCCTCGCCGCACCAGGCGTGCGAAGGACGCTGGAACTGGGCCCTGGGCGTGCTGGTGCCCAGCCCTGCCCAGGGCGCCATCACCGCCGCTGGGCGGATGCTGGGGCGCACCCGGCGCCGCTACTCCGATGCCATCCCTGATGAGGAGCCGCGGCCATGACGCTGAGCAGGTCCGAGACAATTCTGGCGGGAATCAAGTCCATCCTTGAGGCCGGCCTCACCGGCACCGCAGCCGCCGCCGTTTTTCGCGACCGTTACGAGGCGCTGGCTCGAAGCGAGATGCCGGCCGTTGTGATCGACTGGGACAACCAGAGCGACGAGGTGGAGAGCTTTTCAACCCTGGCCACCACTATGCGGCTGTCGGTGGACATCCTGATCAACGGGTCACCCCTGACCCTGCTGGCTGATCCGATCTGGGTCAAAGCCCATGAGCTGCTGATGGCCGAAGCCACCGGCGTGCCCAGCCTGCCGGGGGTGGTCGGCATTGTGCCCACCGGCCGCCAGGCAGACGGGGTGAGCGGCGAGATCGGAGTGCTGCGCTGTTCCTACGCTGTGACGTATGGAACCTATCAGCTCGACGTGACCGATGGCCTCCCCTAAACCGCCGCTTCCGCTGCCCCCGCCGCCTACCGAGCCGGGAGAGTTTGCGCTCTCCGCCGACGGCAAGTCCTGGGTACTGGAGACGCCGGCTACTCAGCCGTTCTGCCCGGCTGAGCCCCCCGCCGAAGCACCCCCCGCCCCTGGTGATTCCTGATGGCAACCTACTTTCGGAACACGATTCTTTGCTCCAAGGCCGAGACCACCTATGGGCAGACTGCTAGCACCGCTGGCGCCGATTACCTGATCACCCTGGCTGATGCCTCGATCAGTCCGCTGGTCGCGGAATCGAAGGACGTGGATATTCTCGATGGCGCGTTTGGCTCTACCCGCTCGCCGATCATCGCGATGCGGAAGGTGGAGGCATCGCTGCCGATGCAACTCCAGGGGTCCGGCACTGCCGGCACTCCGCCAAAATTCAGCCATCTCCTGCTGGGATCAGGGATGAACCTCACGACTGCGGGGGCCGTCAACACCTACAACATGATCACCTCCGACGCGCCTGCCAGCTCTGAGCTGATGTGGTTTGGCGCTGGCCAGCGCCATCAGGGGCTCGGCTGTCGTGGCGGCTTCGAGATGACTTTCACTGCCGGCGAGGTCCCGCGGATCACGTTCAACCGCACCGGCATCTATGTCGAGCCGACCAACGTTGCCAACCCGACGGGAAACATCAGCAACCAGGCGGCCGGGGTGGTGTTCGACTCTGCCAACACCCCTACGGCCAGCATCGGCGGCGTGTCGGTGTGCGTGCAGTCGATGACTGTGACCGTCGAACCAGAGCTGTTTTTCCAGGACTACGCCGGTTGCAGCAAGGAGGTGCAGATCACCAACCACACAGTTTCGGGCACGATCACCATCGTCCGCCCGGCTGACCTGGCGACCTTCAACCCCTACGCGCTGTGCACCAACGGCACCCGCCAGGCGATCACATTTACCCATGGCCCCTCGGCAGGCTTTCGGGTGGCTCCAACCATCCCCTATGCCGTGTTCGGGCCGCCCACCGAGGTGAACCTCAACGGCACCTATGGTCTGCAGCTGCCGTTCGTGGCGAAGAACTCCGCGCCTGGGGTTACCGACTCCCTGACTCTGGCCTTCCCCTGATCCCTTACCCCACGGCATTCCATGTTTAAGATTTCAGACGCCACTAGCTACCAATGGAAGGTGGCCGGCAAGTTAGCCAGCGAAAGCTACAGTTTCACCGCCGAGTTCGCTTTCTTGGATCAAGAGCGAATCGATTACCTGCTGGTGGCATCGGCCAGGCGGGCGGCGCTCCTGAAGCGTGGCGAGGACGATCCGGAGCTGGAGGGTGTCAACCATCGGACTATCGCGGCTGAGGTGCTAGTGGGCTGGGCTGGTGTGACCGATGACGACGGCGAGCCGGTGGATTTCACCGCTGCCGCAGCCGACAAGTTCCTGCGGATTCAGGGCGTGGCCAAGGCTGTGTGCGACGCATGGGCCGAAAGCCTGGAAGGAGCCAAGCGGGGAAACTCCAAGGCGCCGCGCGGCATTGGCTGAGCGGCGCAGGGCCGAACGACACTGAGCGACTGAGGCAAGAAGCCGAAGCCCTGGGATTGTCTGCTGAGGCCGCGGCCGAGCTGATCGGATCACAGGCCCCGAAGGTGTTTGATGTCTGGCCCGAGAATTGGCCGGCTGTCGAGCTGTTCATGCGATGCCAGACCCAGTGGCGCACAGACAACGGCCAGCGGACCGGCCTCGTTTACTCCGAGCTGATCGGCATCGGTAACCTGTACTCAGTCAAGAACCTCGGCAAGGTCGTGGAAGACGTGCAGGTGATCGAAGCCGAAATCCTGAACCAGGGGGCGATGAGCTGATGGCCATGAACATGGATGCCCTGCTGAGGATTGCCGCCAGGGTCACTGGTGGCGAGCAGATCACGGCTTTGCAGGGGAAGTTCAGGCAGGTGGAGGGCGCCGCGCACAACCTCACCAGCAGGATCGGTCCGCTTAGTGGGGCCTTGGGCGCGTTGGCGCCGGTAGCCACCGTGGGCGGCCTGGCGGCGCTGGTGGGCAAGACGATCGAGGCGGGCGACAAATTCAACGATCTCAGCCAACGCACCGGCGTGAGTGTGGAATCCCTGGCCCGATTCAACAGGGCAGCAGCCACCAGCGGCACCGACATCGACAGCGTGGGCAAGGCTCTCGGCAGGCTCAGCAGGGGCATGTACGAAGCCGCCGAGACAGGCAAGGGACCCACGGCCGACGCCCTTAGGACGCTGGGGGTAAGCGCCAAGGATGCAGCCGGCAACCTGAAGACTGCCGATCAAGTCACGCTCGAGATTGCCAACAAGTTTAAGACCATGCCTGATGGCGTGGAGAAGACAGCGCTGGCGATGCAGCTGTTCGGCAAAGCCGGCGCCGAAATGATCCCGATGCTGAATGAAGGTGGCGCCGCCATCGAATCGCTCAGCGTCAAAATGACCGGCGCTTTCGCCAAGAAGGCCGACGAGTACAACGATAAGCTGGCGGCCCTTGGTGGCAAGGTCGGCGCCTTGGCTGCTGGCATCACCGTGGCGCTATTGCCAGCGCTTGACGCTGTGGCCACCCTGCTCACGGTAGTGGTCGATGGCTTCGCCAGCTTGCCTGGACCCATCCAGGCAATCGTCGGCGGATTGGCCCTGCTGGCGATCAGCTTCACCGTGCTGGCCCCCATCGTCGCCAGCGTGCTCACGGTGCTGGGCGCCTTCCAAGGGCTGGCCATCGGCGCTACGATTGCCGGCTGGCTGGGTGCGCTGGGACCGTTGGCCGCGGCGCTGAGCGCATTCGCCGCTGCGATCGTTGGCTGGCCGCTGCTGATCGGTGCGGCGTTGGTGGCGGTGGGTGCGTTGATCTACACCTTCCGCGACGACATCGGCAAGGTGATCGGCGACGTTGGCAAGGCGGTAGGTGCTGCGGTGAGCGCAGTGGTCGGCGCCATTGCGACTACGATCCGCGCCGGCCTCAGCGCCGTGTGGGACTGGGTGAGCAGTTCCGTTGGCAGGGTGGCCTCTGCGCTGACAAAGCCGTTCGAGATCGCTGCAGGTGGGATTAAGAATGTGCTGCGCAGCGTGCTCCAGTTCGCCGCGAACGTGATCAACGGCTTTCTGGGTGCCATCAACCAGATGATCAGCAACGTGAACAACGTGGCTGCCCGGTTGCGGTTGCCGACTCTGCCCACGTTTGGCGCAGTCCAGGTGCCCAGCTTTGAGGGCGGCGGCTACACCGGCAACGCCCCCAGATCCGGCGGACTCGATGGCCGCGGCGGCTTCATGGCGATGGTGCACCCCCGCGAGACGATCATCGACCACACGCGGGTCGCGGCCGGTGGGGGCGGTGTGCCCACCAGCATCACGATCCCGATCCAAACCGGCCCGGTCTACCAGCTGCCCGATGGCACTGACACCGTGAGCATGCGCGACTTCCAGGCCGGCATGCAAACCCTGGCTGACGGGATCTTGGGGGCGCTGCGCACACCAGGCGCCAGGCTCGCCCTAGGGGGCTCCTGATGGCCAGGGCACAGGTGGCACTGATCGAGCTGGGCGATGGGGCCGGGACGATGTTCGCTCGCTGGCAGACCCAGTGGATGAACCAGATCATCACCTTCGGCGGGGTGCAGTGGGCCTACCGGCAGCTCAGCTGGTCAGGGCTGGTGAGCGGTCAGGGCCAGGGTGAGCAGGCCACCATCACGATGCCGGCTACCAAAGAAAACCACGACCTGTTTGAGCGGGCGCTGGCTGAGCGCTGGCTGTGCTGGATCACGGTCCTGGATTTTGACGAGGTAGCTGGAGACACTGGGATCCCGGCCGCTTTCACCGTGGCCGCGGCGACGGTCGGCGAGTGCATCGGCGGCAGCGGCACACTGGTCAGCCGCACCATCCAACTCGGCTCGGCCCTGTCGCCGATCGGCGCGCAGTTCCCGCCGCGCTCGGCTACCACCGAACTGATCGGGGTGCCCTGCCGGCTATGACCGACACCGTTCGCTACGCGCTTCAAACCTTCAACCCTGACGGCAGCCGCCGGTCCTCTCCGGGCTTTGGCGTTCACCAAGCTGGAGCGTTCACCTTCGCCGGAGACGGCAGCTACAAAGGGCCGGCATTCGCCATCGGCAAGTCGTCTGGCAGCAACGCGATCTCGTTCGCGCTGCCCAGTACGGGCCAGCTGCCACCGCCAGCAAAGAGCTCTGCCGCCGCCGGCAACTCGCCGCTCCGGGTGCCGCAGCGGGCCATGGTGATAGGTGAGCCGATCCCAGTTGTGTTCGGTCGGCGGCGCGGAACCGTGGGCGGTGTGCTGGTGTTCCCGCCAGCGACTGAAGCCCGGTTCGAAAACACCAACACCACCAACACCAGCCGCTACCACATGGTCCTAGGCGAGGGCCAGATCGGTTCCGTGCAGGTGCGTGATGCCAGGAATGGCGAGAGCCGGATCGGCACCTTCAGTCAGAACTACAGCAAGCGAGCTGGCAGCTGGACGCCCGGCAACTTCGCCACAAGCCACGGCGGAGTGACGCCGATTTTTCCCCACTACACCGGCGGCGGCGGCAACTACAGCGGCATCAGTACCATCGAAGCTGGGGCCACATTCCACCATGATTCTGACGAGTGGAAGACCGCCTGGAACTTTTTTGTCCGCGAGGGCATGACGATTGAGCGGGGCCGCCTGGCGGATGGTGTAGTCGGTGCCTCTGACAACATCGCCGACCTGGTGCTGTGGGCATGGCAGCGCAGCTCCAGGGTGCCGCTGGCGATGATCGACATGGACTCCATGGTTGCCGCGGCCAAATTTGTGGAGGCCAACGGTCTGTGGTGCAACGGGCTATTCGAGGATTCGGCCAACCTGGGCGATTTCGTGATCAGGATCCTGCCCTTCTTCCTGCTGCGGGAAACGAGGGTGGGCGGCAAGTATGGCCTGCGTCCGTTGCTGCCAGCCAACGCGGACGGCAGCATCATCACCGATCCGATCGAGCCCCGCTGGCTGCTGGATGAACGGATCATCAAGCCCGATTCGTTCCAGCGCACCAACGTCGAAGCGAGCGTCAGGCGATCCCCGATCCTGAATGTGCTCTGGCGCCAGCAGGCAGATGAGACTGACATCGCGGTGCCTCGCACCTTGCCGATCGGAACGAGCAACGGGACGGACAAGCCGGAGCAGCGCGACCTCTCGCAGTTCTGCACCAGCGAGCTGCACGCCTCTAGGGCCGGCAGCTACGAATATGCGCGGCGGGTGCTGGTTGGACATACAGCAACAGTGAAGCTCCGGACTGGCAGCCAAACCGGCCGGATCAAAGAGGGCGACGTGGTGCAGGTCTATCTGAGGGTTGAGGCCGATGGAGATGCGCCATGGTTTTACAATTACTACTACCAGGTCGAATCAGTCGGGCTCGACTTCACTGGAGAAGAGACGTTATCCCTTACCCATTTCCCGGTAGATGCAGATGGCCGCAGCCTGTTGGCGGATGCTGTCGTCCGGGCGCCCGTAACTGGCGTCATCCTCCCCAGCCAGCGGACCGGCCCCAGTGGTGACGTGGCTGGCCGGGACACAGACACCAGCGTGCCGGGCAGCCTTACTAGTGGGACCCCGCTCAGTCCTCCAGACCAGCCCGGCTTGCCACCGTTCACTCCACCTGAGCAGCCGCCAGAGCCGCCAGCGCCTCCGGCGCCTGGGGATCCTGTCATCCCTGGCCGGCCTGTGCCGCCGCCGGCTGAACCACAGGAACCAGGAGAGCCGTATCAGCAAAAAAGATGGGTGATCTCAGGTTATACGTATTCCGGGTTTAATGCTTGGGGGTTTGCTTACGCATATGCCAG